AAGGGACGCTTGTTTTGTACCGAGGCCAGTATCGACATACTGCTTTGTAGCCGCGCCAAGGGCTGCGGAAGGATCAGCGGACAGGTTTAGCAAACCCGTCATCGTGTCACCGGCCTTATTCACGGGAGTAAACCCGAGGCCCGACTGCGAATCCACGTATGCTTTAGTGGCGGCATGCAGTGACAGAGTGGGGGCACCCGAGAGAGTAAGAATCCCCGTCATCGTATCCCCAGCTTTATTTACTGGAGTAAAACCGAGGGACGCTTGCTTACTGTTAAGTCCCGTATCGACGTACTGCTTAGTCGCGGCCTGAAGGTTAGTGGAGGGGTCACCCGGCAAAGTAAGTGCGCCGGTCATTGTGTCACCGGCTTTATTTACTGGAGTAAACCCGAGGGACGCCTGTTTAGTAGCTAATCCAGTATCAACATAACCTTTAGTAGCGGCCCCGAGCGTAACGGACGGGTCAGCGTTCAGAACCAACGCACCGGTCATCGTATCCCCAGCTTTATTTACTGGAGTAAAACCGAGAGAGTTCTGTTTTGCGCTAAGACCGTTATCAACGTATTGCTTAGTAGCTGCACCAAGATTAACAGAGGGATCTGCGGACAAGACCAGCAAACCTGTCATCGTGTCCCCAGCTTTATTCACTGGGGTATAGCCAAGGCCCGATTGAGCGTCTACGTACGCCTTGGTAGCAGCGTGAAGAGAAAGAGTAGGGGCACCGGAGAGAGTCAGAATCCCCGTCATCGTATCCCCGGCTTTATTTACCGGAGTGTAACCAAGGGACGCTTGTTTTGTACCGAGGCCAGTATCGACATACTGCTTTGTAGCCGCGCCAAGGGCTGCGGAAGGATCAGCGGACAGGTTTAGCAAACCCGTCATCGTGTCACCGGCGCGGACAGGTTTAGCAAACCCGTCATCGTGTCACCGGCTTTATTCACCGGGGTATAACCCAGACCACCACCGGCAACGGCAGAATCTACATATTGCTTAGTCGCAGCGCCGAGGTTAACAGCAGGGTTTCCTGAAAGAATCAGCAGGCCGGTCATTGTGTCACCGGCCTTATTTACTGGAGTGAAACCAAGCCCCGACTGCGAATCCACGTAGGCTTTAGTAGCAGCATGCAGAGCGACTGTCGGAGGACCGGAGAGGGTCAACAGACCCGTCATCGTATCCCCAGCTTTATTTACTGGGGTATAACCCAGCGTAGCCTGCTTACCGCTTACAGCATCAATTACATCTGTTCCGTTACACAAAACAACTGCGGTAATACCGCTAGCGATAGTGACCCCGGACCCCGCTGAGGTTTTCAGAACAATGCTTTGCCCACCGGTTGTGGCGTTACGCACCCCCTAGAGCTTCGAAACACTAGGGCAAATAATGGTGCGGGTAGCAGAAAGAGAGACTGACGAAGTGATGTTTAGCGCCATCGACCGGGATTGGTCTACAGCCCCGTTATTAACCGTCAACGTGTAGTCAGTATCGGTGATACTTACAGAGGTATATCCAGCAATCGCCTGCTCAATCAGAGTGCCAAGGTTGGTATTGGTAGTAGTACCCCAAGTACCGGATTGGTCACCAGTACCGATAAGTTCGATACGGAGGTTTGATGAGTAAGTCGATGCCATCTTAGTTTGCTCTCAGAATTGCTGTAGAGGTGTCAGGCGTGGGCATTTGAATGACCAAGTTGCCGCTACTAATAATTCGATCTGACCCAAAATCAAAAACCGCTACAGCGCGGTTCGATTTAGTCGAGTTGTAAATCATTGCTTTACGGTACGTTAGTACCACGGACGGGATGGTCACATCCGCAAAATCTACGATAACAAAAGTACCGTTTAGCGTTGGGGTAACGGAAGCGAGAGCGGCCCCTCCGGGGCTGTATCCTGAACCGGAAGCTTCGTTTGTTGATGTGTAAGTTGTTGTTGACGCGCTGAGCGGAGCCGCTGACGTATAGAGCGCGATTTTAAAGACATCACCCGTCGTTGTTGTGAAGTCATGGATCGCCTTGAATAGTTCGACCTTGAACGAATTACAAATGACTTGGGTCATCTTACTTCACCGGGTAACGGACCTGATCGCTACGGAACGTGTCCTGACGATTCTTGGCATCTGCAAGTTGTTTGAGAAGCGCTGCTGCTTCTTTAAACTTAGCTTCGTAAACCTGCAACAGGTCCGCATCGCCCTTCATAAATGTATAGGCTTCAACTAATGCGCCATACAGAAGGACGGAACTAAAGTTATCCCCGAGCCAGCTTGTGCCCGCCGGGGCGGTGATCGAACTTGGGTAGCCGTAATACGCTACCTGAACCGGGAAAATCGCGTTAGGAACCGGGGCGAGCGTAAGCTCATATGCTTGGGACAAGGCGTAATACTGGGTAGTGTGAGCGTAGCCACGCCAATACTCGTAGACAGAGTTGAATACTTAAAGGACGCGGGAAGCTGTACGGCATTAGCAATCCGCTGTTCCGCCTGCGTAATGAAAGTATTAACGTCAGTCGTGGAGAACGTGTTCTCCGTATATGACTGAATCTCTGCTACAAGTTCAGAGTAGTTCATTTGCTAAGTGCGACGTTCTTCAGAAACTTAGTACCCTTGGTGGCGGCACCTGCACCACGCATGGTGCTGTACTCTTTCTGTCCCACACCGGGGGCAAACTTACCTTTAGTCCACACGCCAGCCTTGCCGATATCCGTTTGGGGATACCCTGCGACATTAGGCACGGGGACTGATTTGGATTGGCTTGACTTCATTTGGTTTTGCTCCGCTGATTCATAACGCGGGCCATATTGCGGCCATATTTCTTGGCATCAACCGAAGTCACGCCACCGGCCTTAAAACCCTTAACGGCTTTATCGGGATGGGCATTGGGCGTGCTTTTACGCATGTGAGCGGCCAGCGCCTTTTTTACGTTCATCATATTAGTTCACCTTAAACGGAGAAGAATCCACCGGCATACATGCCGCCTTTTAACATACCACCAGCAAAATACGTCCGGATAGAAACCGAAGAATCAGTTAGTATTCCAACCGATAAGGCCATACCCGTACCGGAGTTGATTACTTCCGTATAGCTCCTACTTTGAGGGTAGCTAGTATCCGGCCTCGGATTACGTACAGCTTGAGGGTCGTTTACCGGATAAAGGCCAAGCTGAAGCTGCGGATGATCCTGTTCCCAACATTCGGGGCATACGAGGATATTTACATTCTTGGTCTTAATCGTCAATGTCTTAAGCTTCGAAAGCTTAAACCGAAAACTACACCGGTCGCATTGTGCGATTGAAAACTTACCTGAGGAAAACCGATTAGGCATGGTTTCCTCTATCTATAAAACATATTTCTCGGCACGAACCTGACGGGGGCTTTTTCACGATCCTCTTCCGACGCGAGCGCCCACTGCCTCTCGTACTCAGCCTGAAGCATTGGTATCCGCTGCGCGGACTCAGGGAGCTTCATCGCAATTTGATAAGCCAGACCGGCAGTCAACGCCGGGAGGAAACGGTACGGAATATCAGCGGTATTGTCCCCATTACCCGCGTCCTGAAGCCGACGCAATCTCCAGTACACGAACGTGTAGGAATTATCCGAAGGGACCGGCCACACAGTAATCGTCGGGTATTGGACACCTGTGGGGGTCGTAGCCCCTGACTGTCTGTTGATATAGACCTGAATCGGCCTGCCCGTACTCAGCTTATTAGGGATCGTGGAGTAGGTAGAAACAGAGATACGCGAGATGTTAATGTCGGTCTGCGTAGACGTATTGCCGGGGTTCTGTCGGACTACATGCTCGATCAAATCAATCGTATCAACAGGCAGATTGTACGTAGCAGTGCCCGCTACAAGCGGGATAGTCCCGCTTTCAACTGTCCAAAGATTAACTCCCCGGTTCGCCCACTCCGTTGTCAACAGATTAAAACTGCGGCGAGCGGTACGAAAATCATAGCCCGAGCGCATCTCTGATCCTGCCCGATCAAAGGCTTCTTCGAACAGGTCTGTAAGCTGGAGATCAAAAGACGAAGTACCGGAAGTAGTCATAATCAGGTAGCGTCAGTGGTTATAGCAGTCCGGTTACCGCTTCCGTCGATTGTAGCAGTCACGCGAGTTTTAGCGTTAGTAATTGCAGCGTTAAATGTTTCTGTGCCCGAATTAGTTCCTGCGCGCCGCCCGAGTAGTACGGAAGCCATAAGACGCAAGGACTGACGGAATGTCAATCCAGTCTCGACGTTCTCGCTATCCATAACCTGCGTGGAAATCTGCGCGGCGGTCGGAACGGCAGCGGTCACTTGGCCTGAGGTCAGGGTAGACGCCCCATACGAAATTAGCGCAGAGTTAGTAGCCGACTGCGCCTGAGCCTGAGTTAGCGTCGAAGCGCCGAAGGCGGTAAGCGCGGAAGTAGCGGCGGTTTGAGACTGGGCTTGAGTCAGAGTGGAAGCGCCGAAGGCGGTAAGTGCGGCAGCGGCTCCGGCTTGAGCTTGGGCTTGAGTTAGTGTCGAGGCGCCAAAAGCAGTAAGTGCGGCAGTGGCAGCGGCTTGGTTCTGACTCTGCGTGATAGCGTAGGTCGAAGAATAGATTGCGTAGACGCTCGTAGAAGTAGGCGTCACAACCCAGTTAGTATCAACCGTACACGTTTTAGTTGCCTGCGCGTATGCGGTGATAATCCTAGACTGACCTGCGCCAGCCCCCGCAATAATCGAGACTACAGAGCCAACATAGTTACCATCAGAAGATGAGGCGGTGGCGTCTAGCTGAATAGTGCTTGTCGTACCGCCTTGGGCAAGGCGACTACGTACCGCGCCGTCAGGTAAGGTGGTAATCCGAAAGAGTTGGTCCGTCAGATAGGTTCTGTCAACAACTTGAACCACAACCTCAAGGGCCGTCATTTCCGCAGAGGAAAGGCTCCAACTCCAAACATATTCTCCGGAGATAGCCGTAGGTGTCGTGGTTATATTCGAACCGGCCCCGCCGTCTTTTATGACTTTAACGGATCCAGCCGTATATACAGCCCAGTCTGCGGCATTGGCGAAGTTGGCGCTGTTGGCCTTAATTACGGGCGAGCGGAACGTAAAAGCCGTACCAAATGGTGCCCAAATTGGAGTCATTACACTACACCTCTAAAGATCCCGCGCCATACGCCACGGCTAATATACTCGCCTACCATATTTGAAGTAACAACGGGAGGGGTCGAAGACGAAAGTAACGCAAGTGGCGGGGCGGTATAAATTTGCCATGGATTACTACTAACCGCAGCTATTTCAGAGGCGGAAAGAGCGCGGCTCCAAACATAGAATAGCGATCCAGTCGTCCCATCCGCCATGGGGTCTTGCCCCCCACCTCCAAACTGCTTTCTAAATAGCTCAATCCTATCTACACTGATATTACCACTGCCTAAAAGCGCGGACGTACCGGCGGTGGCTGGCACACCATTTACATAAGACGCTATTAGATTATTGGCTGAACTGACTGTTACCGCTAGGATCGACCTTCCGCCGGAAGACGGAAGAGCCTGTGAAGAATTAAAGTCTGCATAATACGGTCTTGCATCTGCACCAAAATTATTTGATGGGTACGCCTTATAATGAACGTGTATTCTTTGGTCAGTAACAGATCCGTTGTATATACCGCCTGACGATGAGTAAATACCGGCCTCTGGCGTGTTACTAACCTCTTGAACGATTGTCCATTGATTAGACGTTATTGTTTGTGGTAACACAAATGCTGTTGAGTTACCGACGGTCTTTAAATACGCTATAGCGGGACCATTAAGCGTCTGTATCTGCGCGTATTTAGCGCCAAAAGCATCTATAAGTGGCGTAGCATTTGGAGTAAGCGCAACTTCCAGCCCTTTTGTTAAAGGGTTGTTTCGGTTTATCCTCGTCGCTTGCTGCGGCTGCGCGATAACCCGCTTAGGAATAAAAATGCGCCTTCCGGAAGATACGGGAGTAGACGTTGCTACTCTAAGCGCCGAAGTTGGGGCAAATATCTGCCACGGGTTATTAAAGAACGCCTGCCGCATCTGCGGCGTCCACATAAGGGTGGCCTTTAAGGCGAGTGATACATAGTTTTGGGGTGCGGTTTGAGGGAAACCTACGTCCCCAACCCCAAAATAAACATTAGTACCATATCCCGAATAACCGCTTGATGTTGAAGCGGTTGAAAACGAGTTTGTTAATCTATCGACTGCAAGATTAACCGTACTAAGCGTCGGATCGTACCAAACAATAACTTTATAAGTTTGATTTAATGTTGCGGGAGTGAATGACCACGCTATTTTTTCAGAGCCGTCATATAAATATCCGCCAAATCCGTTTGTCGGGTCAACCAAAATCGCCCGATCATGCGAGAATGCGCCTAGATCATTATGTCCTACAAGACTAACTCTACCTATTGGTGTAGACGTTATTGTAATAATACTAGCGATTGTCCAGCCATCAGTGGGAGCGGGTGCCGTCGTTTTCTGCCTAGTTGCCTGACCCGTAGAATCGCCATAACGATCTGCTAAAGCCCCGCCCTGCGCGGCTTGGAAAGTCGCGCCTTTATATATCTGATTTGAAATACCACCAATATTTATAAAGCCATTACCAGACGCCGCTGAATAGACATGTTGAAGCCCCTTAGATAGGGGGCTATCCCAGTTGATACGCGAAGCTTGCTGCGGCGGCTGCGCGGTCTGGCGGCGTGGAAGGATAAAAGCCACGGCTTAAGTGTAATAGACTTCGCGATAGCTAACAGTGACCGTCGCGCCGAGGGCGGCAGCGCCGTTGTCGTTATGAAGCACGACACCCCACTTAGGTGGCACCGAGCCGAAAGCTTGGGACAGGCTGAAGACCTGACGGATAGTGATTGCGTTTGCGCCTTGGTTAAGCTGAACCGTACCAAGGAAGGTCAGGTTCGAAGGCGAACCGATAGCGGTCAGGGCCTTATCCGTGCCGTCCACGTTATCAAAGAGGCTTGAGTCCCCCTGATAGTTCGTTCCGTCTTCCGAGCGGTACGCATACACCACAACCTGCTTGTTGTTAGTAGGAGCGGTAGCAGTCGTCAGAATGTTGACGGTGACCAAGTAATCGGTCGTATTGTTCGTCGTTCCGCTAGTAACTGCGGCAGAAGACCGCGCAGAACCAAACGCCAGCGAGCCAGCGGTAATGGTCATCGCGGTAGAAGTACCGTATTGAACGGCCATAATTTAGTCCCTTTTTAGCACATCTTGCCACGGGTCTTACCCCGTGATTCGATACCGCCCCCACGGGCGTATTTTTTGACGCGACTAGGCTTCATGTTTTCCATCTCGGCCTGTTCGTGTTTAATCATCGACTTAGGAGCGCCTTGCTTTTTCATGAAGGCCACTTCCCTGCCCATCATATCTTTTGGTTCTTTCACAGCACCGCCTTTGGCTTTCTTTTCGGGAGGAGGACTACTACCAGCGCCTTTAATCATTTTAATAAAAGGGTTCGCCAGATCAAACTTCTCTTTTTCCTTGGGAGGCTCTTCTTGCTTGGGTTCTTCTTTAGGGGCGGCTTTAGGCTCAGCCTTTTTACCCAAAACCCAGTCTAAAAATCCACCGGAAGCAAACTTCTTCGGCCCCTTGGTGAACTCCTTGCCAACAGACTGAGAAACACCGGCCTTCTTCGCAAAAGCCGGGTTATGGGCTACAGCCTGCATGAAGCGTTCTTGTTTAGCAGATTTAGTAGGCATCACACGATCTTCGTTTTACGCGACCCACGGGCAATACCCCAGCCCTTGACAGAACCGCCTTTAGCCATCTTGACGATCTTGCCCGCTGTCTTACCACGGGACTCGATACCACCGCCTTTGGCGTACTTAGCGATTTTGCCGCCCTTCTTGAAGAAGTTAGGTCCACCTTCCGCAGCCATTACTTCTTCGTCGCGGTTACGAGCGGGGGCGCGAGTCGGGGCAGCGGGACGAGCGGGGGCAGGAAGCCGCGCAGCGGGGCTAGGAAGCATGGGTGGCTGTCCAGTCAGGGCAGCACGGGAACCTTCAGCGGGAGGGGGAAGTGCAGCACGGCTGTTACCCGGAAGAGAGCGGGGAATCTCAATACGGGGGCCATTAGGAAGCCGGGTAATAGTAGGGCCAGCTTCCCGAGCCAGCGCAGTACCCGCCGAACTAGCGGCGTCATCCGCAGCGCCTTTACCAAACATACGGCTAAGAGCATTACGCGCCATACTCGCAGCGCGTCCGAGGGGCAGAAGAGCTTCGGGATAAACAGGCTCAATACCCTGTTCACGTTCTTTTTTACTACGCTCAGCGCGCTCTTCTGCCGTAAGCTCAGGCGGATTAAAGCTGCGCTCGCCATACATATTGCCGCGCTCGCCGTAATCTTTCTTCGGGGCGGCTTTAGGAGAGGCTTTAGGGGCGGCTTTAGGCTCAGCCTTTTTACCCAAAACCCAGTCTAAAAATCCACCGGAAGC